ACTATTGGCACAGGTACACTTTGTGTATTTTGATGTTTTACACGAAACGATTTTCTAACTTGTAAATTAGCTATACCATGATTTACATTTACTAAAGATGGTAAGCTCATTTCAATATGTCCAAAATCAGCTGCATTTCTAAGTCCATCGTGTTCAAAAAATGACCTACCATGATAATCAACATCAGGCTCTATATAACCATCACCAGATAATGTTTCAGCTAAACCAGCTTCATCAAAAGTAGTTTGTGAATATACTAATAATGCAAATGGAGATTCCAAAGCATCATCACTAAGCAAATCTTCCATTCCATCAATGTATGGCAAGTCAGTTCTCTGTACATCATGTCGTTGATAAAACTCATAAGGAACAGACTGACCTTTCATTGAAAAGTTTTTTATTATTTCTGCTCTATAATAATGAATCCAAAATTGTATTTGTCTATTACTAAGATCATTTTCAATATTACTATCTCCTGAAGTTGCGAGATTCTTAATATTATAAACTATTTCATTGAGTGTAGCCATACTACAAAAGTACTTTAAAAAAACATATTAAACAACAATAGGCCTCACATCCAAAGGATGATACAGCCTATCATTGCGCAGGGAGCAAAAAGCTCTTTATATTGACTTGCTCTGCTCTGCCTCAATTTGTTGATATTGAATGTTTGCACTTTCAATATTACCAGTCATTTTTCTTACTGCTATATCAATAATTTCTCTTTGATATATTTCTTTTACTCCTGTTACAGGTTCTTCGCCTTCTTCTTGATCAAATACTACATCTCTATTTCTAAAGATTAATTGTACTGTATCAACTACATCTGATGCTCCTAAAGCTCCTGAATTGGGATTATAAAAAAATTGATCTTGAAATACATATCCGATTGGATCTTCTAGTGTAGCTCTATTAAAAGGATCGTTTGAAGTTAAAGCTCGATTATCAAAATAATCTTTAGATCCAAGTATTTTAACTTGATTGTTGTTAACTTCTGCATATACTATGTGAACATAATTTTCATCTAAGTCTACAGCTTCTGCTACGTCAGTATTAGTAGTGTTTAGTTGAAAAAACTGCAAAGCATCTCTAGATACTTGCTCTTGTTCATATAATCTATAGTGATGATTTATATAAGACATAATTGATTGATCTAAAAACTGATTCTTTTCATCATCAGTAAAATAGGGTTGATCTGCTTTATCTAAAAGTAAATCTATTAATTCATATGCCTCTTGTAATGTCACTATTTAGCTTCTTTTAATTCTACTGTTTGTTTTGTACGTGGCTTAGGTCCTCTAAGTTCGTTTTTAAGTAATGCATGTATATCAGCATTATCTTTTACCCACTGTACTGTTTGATCTTCAGTTAGTCCAATAGTCGTAGTTCCATATTTGTATACGCCATTAACTCTTGTAAATAAGTCTTTAGCCATACACTTTCTTATAAAGATTTTAATAGGTGCGTCAGCATCCTCTCTTACTTCTAAGAATCTTTTAGGATTATCGTTAGCATAAGCAATTACTTTAGCCTTACGAATATTATCGTCCCAATCGCCATTCAATCCAATAAGATGACATAAGTCTTCTATTTCTTTTTTAGATAGCATAGCAGCAGCTGTAACTGCATCAGCCTTAGCTAATGACTCTTCAGCTTTTTCATTTTCTACAGCAGATAAATCTTCTAATTGAAATCCACCACTATTTACTAATGGATGATTTTGTAAAAATTTATATACTCTATTATCATACTCATCGTTAATGTCCAACGCAACAATTGCACTAAACATTTCATAACCTGAAGATGGCTCACCGTCCATATTCATTAGTGAAATTTTCTGTCCACCTCTGCCAGTGTAAGTTCCAAACTTTGCATAGTTAAACTTACCTGCATTCTTTGCTTTAATTAATACCGTGTGTTTCATTTTTATAAAATTTAAATTAATACTCCCTATTGCGGTGGTAACTTCTTGCCTTTCTTTTCTTTAACAATCTTACCATTTTCTATCCAAGTTTTATTACCTGAATGTGTATTCCATTTGAAGCCGCTCTGTCCTCCAATATAGAAATTTTCTTTATCTCTTTTTTTTGCTCTTTCTACTTGTTTTTCCCAGCCTTCTGGATCAACAGTTTTCAAATAATCGAATAAATTCATATTGCAAATATAAGAATAATGGAGGGGACTAAGCCCCTCCGTTACTCAAATTGTTATTATGCAGAAGCACTTTCTACTAATAGAACAGTACCTATAGCAACTTGCGTATATCCGCTTAAGTGCCAGTTTACACCATCACATAAAAGTGACATTCTTAAACCTTCAGTATTTTGATCTACTGAACCATCTACAGTAATTTTAGACAATCCATCAAAATCATCTACAGTACTATTAGCACCACCAGTTACAATATATCCGTAGATATCAGTTGCATCTAAACCAGTTGTAATTATGAAATCAGCATCATCATCGCAGTTAGCTGTAATGATAAAATCATAATATACACCAGCTGAACTAGCAGCGGCAGGTAAAGTTAAAGTCACATTGTTATCAACAGCAGACATATCAATGGTAAATAAGTTACCAGACTCTACAGTTGTTAATTGTCTAGTTACAGCAGCAACATTATTAATTGCTTCTACTGGTCTAGCCAATCTCATGTGTGGCGTAAATTTCGCCTCTTCGCCAGCAGCTAAAGATCCATTTGATACATCTGTACCAACTGTAAAATTCTTAACTGCTGTACGCAATTTATTAAAATCAAATTTCAAAGCCATTTCTATTTATTTTAAAAATTAATAATTAAGGTATTACCGTTTAAGCTTCTCTTCCGTTAATACCAGTTAAGTGATTATTGAGGGGTTACTCTGTACTTCACCCCTCTTTAATCGTTAAATTCAGTTATTAAGCTGGTGTGATAGTTCCCACAGCTGTAATTCCATCAACAGCATAAATACTATTAACATCATCAGCTATAGTAATCACTGGACTTGAATTTGTAGCACAAATCCTAGCGATTTCTTTAACCACATCAACTTCCTTACCATCTGTTACATCTAGCTGTACTACACCAGCAGCACCATCTCCTTTGGTGAAGTTAACATGTACGGATGCATTAGTATCATTCTCAATGCTTTTAATGCTTGATACTTAAACAGCAGCACTATCGTCATCAGCAGTTGCAAAAAATAAAAAAGAATTTCCTCTTGCCATAATATTAAAGTATTGTATTATGCTGCGGAAAGGATTCCACAAGATAATGGGTTACGAACTATAATTCCAGACTCAGATAAAACGTGAGCTTCAAACTTATCATCAGCATTTGCAGCCATCATAGATGATTGATCGTATGGATTAATCATACCAGCTACATACTTCTTGATAAATGAACGGTTAGATCCTTCAGCTCCTTTAGTAACAAGCTCGATGTTAGAAACACCACTTGTTCTACCGAAATCAAGGAATACCATTTTAGCAGACTCTTTTAATCTGTTGTCACCAAATGCATTTGTACCAGACGCAGTTGAATGCAAGTTCTGATCATCAAATACAGGACAGTAAGCAATAGTAATTTTGTTTCCTAAAGCCATGTAAGATGTGAAGTTAGCACCAAGCTCTACATCACCATTTACACCAACCATAGAACCACCAGTAAATGATCCAGAAGGAGCAATTACTAATTCTTTCATTGCTTTGTGGAAAGCCAAACGACCTTCAGTACCAGTAAATACAACGAACTCATTCCCTTCAGACTGAGTAGTATTTAAAGATAACTTAGCCAAGAACTCAGTAATGATGTCTTCAGTTAAAGCACCTAATGTATAAGTAGCTTGGTTAGAAGAATCAATTTGAGCTAATAGACCATCACCTGTTACAATTGAAGAACTTTGTACGCCAGACAAACCTGAAAGCGAAGAGTTAATAGCACCTGGTCTTTGAACAGTACTATCTGTAATAGATGTTCTACCATACCAACGCTGTAATTCTTGCTGATACATAAATTCGTCCATCATCATTTGCTCTTTAGTAAAGTACCATAAACGATGTCCATTATTTTCAATCCACATAATGTCAGTAATATCTTTACCAGTTACAGAAATTTTCTTACGAGAAGTCGTAAGGTAGTTTTTGTAAGTAGAAGGATATACATAGTTTTCACCTACATCAGATCCGTTAGAACCGTTAGGGAAAGCAGATCCAATTGATGCAAAAATAGCATCTGCATGAATGTCTGTTAATTTAAGTGGATTTGCAGCACCACCAATCATTTCGATTTTAATATCGTAAGATGCAGCAGTTACAGCGATACCACCATTAGCAGAACCTTGAACAGCAGAAGGAGTTGGATCTTCTAATACAAGACCAACAGCTCCAGATTGGAATCTAATCATGTCAAATTTGTTCAAGAAGTTTGGTGTACGACCTGAAGTGTCACCATCACCTCTTAAATAGATAACGTCTCCGTCAGCATCAGCAGCAGCTACCGCAGTACCTGATACAGATGCAGCACCTGATCCAGCAGTTGATCCTACGAATGTTACACCATCTGTAGAAATCCAACCAGCTGAGAATGTTGGAGCGTTATAACGTCCCATAACTTTCCACTCAAAAGAGTTATCGCCTAGGACTTTTTCACTTGCAAAGCGACCTGTTCTTTCCATAAGGTAAGTCGCTGAGTAACGAGGATACTGTTGAATCAACGTTCTTGCAATCTCTGGGTATTGCAATAGTGCTGTGTTCAAGGCATTCTCGGGAGTAGTTCCAGAACCATAAGTTCCAGTATACAATTTAGCCATTTTTTTAAAAATTTAATTATTAAACACTATTTTAAATCCAGAGTAATTTTCACGTAACTTTGGGCATCGCCCGATTGTATTTGTAAAGTTACTCTCTCATAAACGCAGCAGGATCAAATCCACTCGACTTTGAACGAGTCGTTGGTCTTGACTTACTACTAAGACTAGGTGAGGTAATTTCATTTAATATTTTAGCCTTACCATCTTCTAGTCCTTGGGAGCGCAAAATCTTAGCAAATTTGTCTTTAAATAACATAAACATCGCTACCTCCGAAGCATTGTCGTGAGACTTCCAGATGTCTTCTGCCATTTTACCAGACGTTATATACTTATAAGCATCTTGCGCTTGACCTTTAGTCACCGTACCACCCATAAATGTTTGTAGTGATTTTAAGTGACTTTGTAATTCTTTTTTATTTCTCTCTACTTTTTCTTTATTAGACATCTCTTCTTGTTGCTTTTCTTTCAAGAATTTTTGCTTCTCTTGTTCAATAGCATTATTAAGTTGTCTTCTAATTCTATAAGCTTCTCTTTTTAACACACCAGAATCTTCCATCTTATCAATAGCTTCTTCTATTTCAAAGTCTTCCATTCCATCTGTTTTCATTTCAGCACCAATAAGTTCTCTATCGTTAAGATTTAAATAAGTATTTAACTTACTTATCATTTCACTTTTTGGTTGCTCTATGAATGGTGAGTTAAGAGCTTTTATTATTTCATCTTTACCATTAGCACTAATACCTAATTCTTTAGATACTTTTGCCCAATCTATTTCTCCAGATTCTTCAACGCTTTCATTTTGTGTATCAGACTTTGCTTCAACAGGCGCGTCCCAATCTTCTTCAGTTTCTTGGACTGCTTCTTCTTGTTTCTCAACTTCAATGTTGTCCCAAGAAAAATTATCAGCATTTTCAGTTTCTTCAACCTGTTCAGTTGTTGCATCTGCTTTATCTGCTGCTTCTTCATTATACTTACCTTGAAATTGTTCCATCATTTGATCTGTAGCAAATGCTAATGGATCAAACTTTTTTTCTTCAGTTGATTCAACTGGAGTTTCTGTTTGTGTTTCTTGTGGAGTTTCTTGCGTTGTCTCCTCTACTAAGTTTGTTTGTTCTTCTGCCATAATTTAAAATTTTTGTCCCTAATTTGCAAATATACTAAGAATTTTTAATAATATCCTGTATCCTTTTTTTACGTTGAGGTGATACTTCTCTTGCCTCTGCTTCAGATTGTGCTTTAGATAAATTAGCTTTTGCATCATTCTGTGCTTTTTCCTTCAAGAAAATTTGTTTGTTTTTAACAACATGCGCAACATCTGATGTATCTCTTGCAAGATCATCTTTCATATCAGCAATCTTCATATCAGCTTCAGCTTGAATAGTAGCAACCTGCACCTTACCTTGATTTTTCATTTCTTCAATCTGTAGTTTTCTTTGATGTTCAGCTTCGCTTGCTTCAGCTTGTGCTTGCATCATTGCTTGTTGCTGCTCAGCTTGTTCAGCTTGTTGTTTCTTAACTTCATCCATAGCTCTTTCAAGTATGTGTTCAGCTTCTGTAAATGTATCAGCTTTCAATACTTTAATAATATCAAGTAATGTAGCTTGTCCACCTTGTAATGCAGCTTGTGCGATACCTTGTAACTGCTGACGCATAGCATCATCTTTACCTGCATCTCCAACATAAATACCAAAGTCATTTAATCTAATGTCTGGAAATATAGATAAAAACTTAAATGCACCATCTCCTAATATGTAAGATGCTTTCTTACCATTAGCCCAGCATACTTTCATTAAATCACACACTCTTTCAAACACTCGTTTTTTAACCATAGCGTGTGAATAGAATAAACTTTCTGTTATAGTAGCAGATTGTACAACACTACGCTGTACATTTCCAACATATTCATATTGTCCTACTGCACCTTCACGCTGTGGTGATACACCAGATATTTGTCCTGCAGTTTGTTCAAGCATCAATTTAAGATTGATAAGCTGTTGTACAGAATTAGAAAGTGTAAAGTCAATTTGTTGGAATTGATTAAATGATGCTAGCTGATTACCTTCTTCTTTAGAATTAATAGGTATAATACCATCTGTTTTTAAATGATACAATACAGTTTGCATATCCATACCAAGATTAGTAGGTAGTTGTGATACATCATACACCACAGCTTTACCACCTGAACGAGCCATAGCAAGTTCTATTTGATACATAACTATATTGTAAAGCATCTGTATATTCTTAAGCAAATCTACCATAGATATAGATCTACCAGTAGTATTGTTTCTAACACAACCTACATATGATAGAGATGTAGAACCAGCATCATCTACTGAACGAACTTGATTAGGTCTGCGTCTAGCCTGTACTAATATTTTACCACCTATTTTAGTAGCCTCCCATATGTCATCCACATATCTTGTAACTATTTCTTCATTACGTCTAGGTGAATAATCATCAGGCACTTGTTTCATAAATGGTCTTTCAGGATTAAATTTATTTTCTGATACTTTAAATTTAAGAGCCTTAATAGATTTCCATTCTACTGATACTACGCGTATCTTTACCTCTTGTCCTTCTTGATAGTCAATCCAATCAAATGGATCGTTGTATCTAGCTAAATCATCATAGCCACCTATTTGATACATAGCTGACAACTCTTCAAGTTGTTCTCTATCCAGCTCATCTCTAAACTCATCTAGTATTTCACTATATGATAAGTAGCGTTCTTCGCCTACCCAAGATGAATCATCTAAATAATCTGATGATGCATTTATTTCATATACTATATTTCTAGGATCTACGCGTCTAACAAATGGATCACCATTACGATCGTACACTCTAAAAAATTCTTTACCAGTTACAAGCATATCTCTAAAGCCTTCTTTAAATAAATCTCTATAGTTATACTTTTGTATTAAATACTCTAAACCATCCTGTGCAGTTTCTTCTACCATCTCACGATAGTTATATCGCATGTACAGGTCTATATCTTCTGGCACTTCCATTTCTGTAATCTCAGGTAACTCGATGCCCACAGAATCTTTAAACTCTTGATGTATTTCTTCGGTAAGTTTTTTCATTATAAGATTTACCTTCACATCTTCTTTTCTTAGTACAGCTTCTTTGTTGGTAGTTGACACCTTTACATCTAACGGTCTTCTTAAATCTTCACCTACAAGCAAGTCAATCTTTGGTGATATGATTGGATAATTAACTAGTCGAGCTGGATAAGCCATTCCATATTGCTCTGTTATATATTTAAAATCTTCTAAATCTAAAGTTCCGTTGTATATGTTGTAGTTTTGTATATCGTTTAGTCTTGAATTTTTATAAGGCGATTCTACATATGACATATAGGCTACTACTGCATTTACCCATTGATTTGCCCACTCCTCTGTTTTTTCTGACTCCAACACAAACTGTGGTGGAAATGATGATTGACTTGAATTGTACATTATCTAATTAATTTTGGTACTCCGTTTCTGTCTAACTTATAATATTTAAAACCTATGTCCGCTTCTTCTGCTTGAACTTCTTTTGCTTGTATTCTATAGTTATCTACATTATGAATCAAGCATAAACCAAACGCTATTGCTCGGTCAGTGTTTTTAGTTCCATATGAAGACAATTCTTCTATCAAATCTAAAAACCATATATCTCTAACATTCTCTCTAATATAATCATCCATTAGATCCTCCATTAAAGATTTTACCTGTTTGTTCATATGCACCCCATACCTGTTTCTAGTTTTGGTACCAGGATTATGAGCAGACTCAGGTTTTTCTTTAAGATACTTCAAAGCATTCATTCTTTTAAAGTAATCTAATATTCCTATTTTGGTATATTCTACCAACATTTTAGCATTATAATACACAGCTAACTTTAAACAACCATCCCAAAAATCTTCCTTTTTTTCTGGTCTATCTGTGTATTCTGCTACGACATAATCACTTGCATGATCTGTGTCTACAAATCTACGATAAATTATTGCACTTCCCAAAGAGTCAGATGCGCCTGCTTGATCTTGATCATATGAGTCAATGCCACCTATATCTAAATCTTTAAATTGTGGCTCTGGATGGCTGAGTATTTTATATGGTCCATCAGGATGTGGTCGCCATCTTACTATGTAATCATCGTTATCATCAAACTCCCAATCTAAATATCCTTGCTGTATTTGACTTCTGTAATCTTTACTTGCTAAAATTCTTGATCGCTGAGCGTTTAATAAAGAGTTGTCAAATCTTGCGGTCTTTGTATTAAGAAATGCTTCCTGTATAGTTAAAGG